ATGGGTATCAACTTCAATGAACGGTCCACAGTTCTTTAAGAAAGACAGTTCACTGTTCACAGTTGGTGTTTATGCCAGTAATTGGACAGGAAGTATTATTGTACAAGGTACAATGGACGAGTCAATTGTCACTTCTACATTATGGGCTGACCTAAAGCCACAAGACTATACCACTGCCATATTAAACTTTAGTGGCTACACTGGCATTGACCCATACAACTACTATGGTGGTGTTCGTTGGTTGCGAATCAAACGCATAGACAATCCTTCGAACGCTGGAACCCTTGACAAAGTTGTTGTAAGAGTGTAAACTGTACTCTATATGAGTATAGTTGAGACAACGTTACGGGCACATCTGCCTGCATTAAAATCAAACACAAACGGTTGGCTGACTATGAATTGCCCTATGTGCATTCAGAATGGGCAAGCACGACCAGACACCAAGCACAGAGGTGGAGTCAAGTTTGAACAAGACCGTGTGGGCTACCATTGTTTCAATTGCGGATATACCACAGGTTGGCGTACCGGCCAAAAGCTTGGCATCAAGCTTATCAAACTAATGCGTGTGCTGGGAGTAGATGAAGGCGACATACAGCGTTTAAAGATTCAACTGTGGGACCAAGTGGTTGAGGACGAAACAGTTATACAAGAGCCTTACAAAAAGCCAGAATGGCCAGAAATAACTTGGCCGTGGACTGTTAGAGATTTAAACTTAGAAGCCGCAGAGTATCTAGACAGCAGAGGTGTACTTGAACTCAGTGACTGGTACACCAGTGCAAGCCCTTTACAAGGCATGGATAATCGTGTTATACTACCTTATATGAGTGATGGTAAGATTGTAGGATACACCGCACGTTGGATAGGTGATGTACCTGATAAGAAAACCGCAAAGATGATTACAAGTAGACCACCTAGCTTTGTATTCAATTTAGATCATCAAAGTCAACAGCGTAAGTACACTATTGTAACAGAAGGTGAGTACGATGCACTAACTCTAGATGGTGTTGCTGTTATGACCAATAGCATTAGCCCGGAACAAGCAAAGATTATTGAGGACATTGATAACGAACCAGTTGTGCTACCAGATAAAGATCAAGCAGGTATGACCTTGGCTTTACAAGCGGCAGAGCTGGGTTGGAGTGTGAGCTTTCCAGATTGGCCAGACGGCATCAAGGATGCCAACGAAGCGTCAATTCAGTTCGGTAGAGTTGCTGTACTACAAAGTGTGTTATCGGCGATTGAGAGCTCACCGTTGAAGATTAAATTATTAGCAAGGCGATGGTGTGTATAAAGTAAAGGTAGTCTGGCGGTTGGGCCAAGACTCAAGTGAATGGTGGGACCAAGTTTGCATTTGGGCAATAGAAGAATTTGGATTGCCAGGCAACAAGTATAAGACAGAACTAACAGAAGATTATATGATTTTTAATTTTGAAGAACAAGAAAACGCCGCCATAATGGCCTTGCGATGGGGGAATAATTAATGGATAAAGAATATAGTGTAAGTACGCAGACCTTGTACTTGCAGTTTTTAATTAGCAATAGAGACTTGGCGGCAAGATGCAACAACATCTTAGACCCAGATCACTTTGACAGACGCATTAGAAAAGCCGCAGAGTTTATCAAGAGCTATGTTAACCAACATGGTGATATTCCAGACCCACTACAAATTAAAGCAGTAGGTGGAGTTGACATTGCGCCTATTGGAGCCACTGCTGTACAGCATAGTTCATGGTTCCTGGAAGAGTTTGAAAAGTTCTCAAGATACAAAGCATTAGAGAAAGCCATCTTGACCAGCTCAGACATGTTAGAGAAGCACGAGTATGGCGCAGTTGAGAAGTTGATTAAAGATGCGGTACAAGTAGGCTTGCCAAAGACATTTGGTACTGACTACTTTGAAGATCCAGTTGGTCGACTAAAAGCAATTAGAGATAACAACGGTCAAGTGTCCACTGGTTGGAAGGCACTGGATGATAAACTGTATGGCGGATTCAACAAGGGAGAGTTAAACATCTTTGCTGGTGCGTCTGGTGCAGGTAAGAGTTTGTTCTTGCAGAACTTGGCATTGAACTGGTCTAAGGCAGGAATGAATACTGTTTACTTTAGTTTAGAACTCAGTGAGCTGTTGTGTAGTCAGCGTATGGATGCCATGTTGACAGATATGTCAACCAGAGACCTGTACAAACGTTTGGATGAAGTTGAGCTCAAGGTCAAGTCTGTGGGCAAGAAGGGCGGGTCTTTACAGATTGTACAACTTACCAACGGCGTAACTCCAAACGATTTGTTGGCATGGATCAGAGAATTTCAAACACAACGTAATGTCAAAGTTGATGCTATCTTGGTTGACTACTTGGACTTGATGATGCCAGCAGGTCAAAAGATCAGTGTAAGCGATATGTTTGTCAAGGACAAGCTGGTAGCAGAGGAATTGCGTAACTTGGTTGTTACAGAAAACTTGTTGCTGGCAACAGCATCACAGTTGAATCGTAGTGCTGTGGAAAGTGTGGAGTTTGATCACAGTATGATTGCTGGTGGTTTGAGTAAGATTCAAACTGCTGACAATGTGTTTGGTATCTACAGTACGCCTAGCATGAAAGAACGTGGTACAGTACAAATCCAGTTTATGAAAACACGTAGCAGTTCTGGCGTTGGACACAAGATTGATCTAAGCTTCAATCCAGATACTATGCGTATTTGTGATTCCGTAGATTCTGATAATTCTACTACAACAAGTACCAAAGACTTGTACAGTAAGATCAGCAGAACAAGCAACATGGGCACAAGTGTAGTAGCTATAACAACACCGTCAGCGGGACCTGTATCTTGGCAGAAGCCGCAGGCCAAAGAAGGGTTTGATCTGTTAAAACCAAATTCAGGCCTGCCCGTAGAAAAGCCCTCAAGTGCCCCAGTTGCTACAAATGCTAACAGAAACGCCTTAAGGGCTATTGTGAGTAGAGATAATTTCTAATTATTTTGGCTCATACTCAATGTTTGGTTTTACATCAGCGGCAATATTTTTATTGCCAACTGGTTTAACTCCAGCTTTGTCGTCCTTGGACGCGGCATCACCAGCATCAGCAAAGTTTGAAATGTCATTGCGTAAACGACTCATCAACGAGCTATCACCTACAATGATATCTACCATACTTACAAAGGCAGATGTAATCAAACGTGCTTCACCAGCTGTAACTGGTTGCTCAGTTGAGATTTTGTTCAAAACCATCATAAAACGGCTTTGCATGTCTTTATCAACTAAAGAACGTAGTGTTACCTTTAAACGACTCAATTCACTTGACGTAATTTCTGCGTCGGGTTCGCCGGTATCTGAGTGGGTATCATACTCACTTATTTGCTGTAATTTGTTAGCCAAGTTTCTTAAATCTTGGGCACTTGGGGAAAGTTGCATTTTTCTTGTTGCTCCTGTTGAAACTATTTATTCATAAATATAATTATCATGCGTAAACAAACCCGTAGTATACTTGACGAAATCACAGGCTTAGTGCCCCAGCAAGACAAGCACCTTTTGGTCGAAAGCTTGGCCACACAAGCTATTGCCCGTGTAATTAATCTAGTAGAAGTTATCCAGCAGAATTATCCACCTCATCAAGCAGATGAGTTAGTTAGAAGGCTACAATTGGCTATTAAAAATGGTGATACTGCTAAGTTTACCCGTGGAGTAAGATCCATTAAGGAAAACGAGCAGTGAAAATAAACGAACTAAAAAGAACAGCATTGGAAGAAGGATTCCTTGATAACCTAATTTCAAAAGCACAGAATATGGCCGGCGGCGATGGTGTCACAGGCTTTATCCGTGCTTTAAAAGGCCAAGGCGCCGCACTAAGCAAGGTAGCAGATGGTATTTCTAACCAAGTAGAAGGTCCGCTATTAAAACAACTTGGCAACAGTATCCAAGCAATCAAGGCTGGGCAAGCAGATGTACCAGTTGCCGCCATTGTCAAGCTTGCTCTACAAGCAGGCGTGTCTGTTTCACAAGCAGATGATAATGCTGTAAGCGCAGAACAGATCATTGGTTATCTGCGTGACAATAAACAAAATGTAGTACAGGTTGCCGGAGGCGGAGTTAATCAAGTTGCCGATACTATTGTAGCAGTAGCAACTGGTGAAGAAGCTGGCCCAATTGGTTCAATGAATTTTGATCAAACTCTTAAAAATGTAAGTTTGGCAGTGGCTTCATCAATTATCTTATTACAAGCAGATTCACAAAGTTCCGGACCCTTTCAATTAGATCCAGCAGAGAAACAAAAGTTTGAGCAATTGGGACAGCAAGTGATTGACACATTGTTTGATCCAACCAGTCAAGACTTTAGAGCACTAAAGCCCAACGAAGCTTTAAAAGATAATTTGTCTGGTTTAGTTGTTCATATTATCAACACAGTACAAACCAAACTGGTAAACTTGCCAGGTGAAAAATTACAGGCCCTGGCTGGCAATCCTCCTGCCATTGTTACAGGTACACAATTAAAAACTTTACTGGCCGGACACGATACCAGTATTGATCCAAACGCTGTAAACAACATTGTAACAAAGGTTACTCCGTTGATTCAAGAACAGTTAAAGGCGTGGATTGCCATTGCCGCAAAAGAACCCAAACAAGGTAAGCCTGTATCGTTTCAGTTGTACAAAGAGTGGGGTGTTGATGCGTTTGGCTTAATTGATAATATGAAGTTTGGTGCAGGAGCCCAAGCCGCAGGCGAAGTACCTGCCGCAGGCGGACAAGCCGCAACAGGCGCAGGAGCCCAGGCCGGTGGAGGAGCTCCTGATAGTGCTCAAACAGGTAGCACACCTGCAACAGCTTCAACGGATGCAACAGCTTCGACTGAAGCCCCACCAACCACAGCGGCACCAGCAGGTGATGCG